GGAGTACCCCTCCACGCCGGACGAGGCTTTCCATGCCAGCATCCAAGGTGCATACTTCACTAGAGAGTTCTCGATGCTCCGGCAGAATAATCAGATCTGCCGCGTTCCGGTCGAGCCGGGAGTCCTCGTCGATACCTGGTGGGACCTCGGGGTCAATGACACGACAGCGATATGGTTCACCCAGGACGTCGGCCGAGAGGTGCATGTAATCGACTTCTACGAGGCGTCCGGCGAAGGGTTGCGGCATTACGCAGAGGTCCTAGACCGGCTAGCCAAAGAGCGAGGATATAGGTATGGTCGACATGTCGCCCCGCACGATATCCGCGTGCGTGAGCTTGGGACGGGGACATCGCGTCATGCGATAGCAGCAACACTGGGGATCAACTTCGATATTGTGCCGCGCGTATCCGATAAGTTAGACTCTATCGAGACGGCCCGTCAGTTTCTGGCTAAGTGCTGGTTCGATGAGGAAAGGTGCTCGCTAGGGATAGCGCACCTTGAGGCATACAGGAAAGAATGGGATGCAAGACTTGGCACTTACAAGCGATATCCGCTTCACGATGAGCATAGCAATGCAGCCGATGCCTTCCAGACACTTGCCATGGGCCATCAATTCAGATCGGCCCGGATCGGCCTTGCTTCAGCCTATGGGCGAGGTCAACCACGCCAAATACAGCCGGCCAGGGACAGAATGATGGGCTGGACCTAGCCGCCATCGAGGGAGAGATGCGATGCCAAAGCGCTTTGGGATGCTCGTGGTCCAGAGCAACGACGAGATAGAGGCCGAGCGAGAACGACAGCTCCGAGTGCTCGAGGAGGCCGGTTCCGAAGAGCGGGTCATAACGGAACTGGCCTCATACGTTCGGAGGTGCTGGGAGGCGGCTCGCCAAGCGAAGACACAGATCGAGGACACAATGCTCAAGTGTCTTCGGCAGCGGCGTGGCATCTACGACCCAGAGAAGCTACAGGCTATCAGGGCCGCAGGCGGTGGGGCTGAGATCTATATGCTCCTGACCGAGGAGAAGTGCAACGCCGCGGAATCGTGGATCGAGGACATCCTGCTTCAGCCCGGGAGAGAGCCTTGGGGGATGAGTGCGACAGAGATCCCAGAGCTACCGCCCCAGATGGTGCAACAAATACACGCATCGATCACAGCCCAGGTGGCACAAGAGATAGCATACGGTGCAATCGCAGATGAAGGTCAGGTGGAAGCTCGGATTAAGGAGCTGTTGGGCCAGACGAGGGAAGAGATCAAACGTCGGGCCAAGGATCTTGAGGATTCGACGGAGAGACGAATCGCCGACGTCTTACAAGAGGCACGGTGGCGGGATGAGTTCGTGAAGGTCATCGGGGATATCGTGACCTTCCCCGCTGGTTTTCTTGCTGGCCCCATCGTGCGCGTTCGGAGAACCTTAGAATGGGACCAGGAAACTGGCGAGCCTATCGTCATCAGCCGGCCTAGGCTGGAGATCCAACACATCAGCCCGTTCGATGTCTACCCGGCCCCGATGTCTCGCGACGTGGGGGATGGGTATATCATCGTCCGATGGGTGTTGACAAGGCGTTCTCTCCATTCCATGATCGGTTCCCCAGGTTATGACGACGACGAAATTAGGTCTGTTCTGATCGAATATCCAAACGGCTATAATTCGAGGCATAGCTTAGATGCGGCCCGCTCTCAACTGGAGGACCGGGACAACGAGCACTTAGATCCCGAGGGCAGGTATGAGGCTCTTCAATTCTGGGGGAGCATCCAGGGGAAGATGCTCTTAGAGTGGGGATTGAGCGAAGAGCAGATCCCAGACCCAACAGATGAATATCCGGCAGAAGTATGGCTGATCGACCGCCATGTCATCCGTGCCCAACTCAACCCTGATCCTCTCGGGCGCCCACCGCTCCACAAGGCGAGCTTCCGCGAGGTCCCGGGATCCTTTTGGGGGATGGGGATTCCCCAGCTGCTTACTGACATCCAAGACGCGGCTAACGCCACGGCCAGGTCGTTGCTCAACAATATATCCATCTCATCCGGTCCGCAGGTGGGCGTTGATGTATCGGCTCTGCCGCCTGGCGAAGACATTACGAGCGTGTACCCCTGGAAGATCTGGCAAGTCGATCGAAGCCAGTACCTTGGCGGGCTACAGGGGCGCGACCCCGTGTGGTTCTTCCAGCCTCATAGCAATGCGAGCGAGCTCCTGCGTGTATACGAGTATTTCTCCAGCGAGGCAGACAACAAGACCGGCATCCCGAAGTATTCCTATGGCGGTACTGGTGGCTCCGGTGGCGCGGCCTCTACGGCTACTGGCTTTTCTATGATGATGAGCAATGCGACGAAGGCAATCAAGCGCGTCATCCGCAACATAGACACTGGGATCATCGAGCCGTCGGTCCAGAGGATATATGAATGGCTCCTGTTGAATGATCCTAGCCCCGACCTCCGTGGCGACATAAAGATTTACGCAAAGGGCTCTTCTGAGTTACTTATAAAGGAAGCGCAACAACTACGGAGGAACGAGCTGTTGTCTATCGTGCTAAACAGTGAGGTCTTGTTAGGCTTGATAGGAGAGGAAACCGTCCTTGATCTCTTCCGCTCGATTGTCTCCTCGATGGATATAAGTTTGGATCTACCAACAAGACAAGAGATCGAGGCGAAGCGACAGCAACAGGTGATGGCACTATTGGCGGCACAGGCCCAGCCGCAAGGGCAGGCTCCCCCTCCTAGCCTGTCCAGTCCTCCCCCTACTCACGGGCAGCCGGGCGGTTCGCCGCCCGGCACACCTTCCGACCTTTCGGCGGAGGTTGGTCCGGACGGCTCGGTACGTGGTGGGACCGACTATCGGACAGCAACCCCTAGGCGGAGGTTCTTGCGGCAATGAATCCGAGGTCTGAAACTCATATTGTGGATGCGGCGCGGGTATTTGGTAGCCCATTATGGGCGGCCATGAAGGCGCTACTACTGGACCGCGAAAAGGAGCTGTTGAACGAGATGGTCACAGCGGATAGCTACGAGGACATCGCCAGGCTCCAAGGTCGGACCCGGGAACTGCGCCGCATCGTGAGCTTTGTGGAGTCGGCCCCTGACGCCTTGGCGAAGATCAAGCGTCGCACCAATGGGGGCCTCTAATCGCATAACCTTATAGATAGGCGAAGACCCACCGAATTACTGGAGGGAGGGGCTCGCCGGGGAGGAACGAGAATGGGAGTGCCGAAAGCAGTGTTAGAGCAGGCCGAACGAGCTGAGCAGCTTCTTCGCGAGGTGACGAAGAAAGACGAGCCCAGCGGCAAGGAAGAGCCTGCCAAGGCCGAGGTCCAGGCAGACGACGAGAAGGCCCCGTCAAGGGAGACGCCGCAGGAGGCTGTGGCGCCCCAGTATGATGATGCCAAAGGGGCCGAGAAGGACGATGGACCTAAGCCAACCCCGGAACACCACCAAGACAAGCAGCAACAGGAAGACCCCGACTACTGGCGTCACAAGTACATGGTCCTCCAGGGCAAGTACAATGCGGAGGTACCACGTTTGGTCGCCAGGGAGAAGGAGCTTCGCAAGAAGCTTGAGGAGATGGAATCAAAGGTCGCTCAGCTCCAGATGGCCCAACAGGCCAGGAAGGACGAGGACGACGATGCTTTTGGTGGTTCCGGTCCGGGCGATCACGATGAGCGTCCGCAGGTGGATGACTCCTTTGATCCGTCGGTCTTTGAGGACTACGGCGAGGAGTTTGTGGCTCTGGCAAAGCGTAATGCGGCATTGGAAGCGCAGATTCAGGAGCTCAAGGCTGTTCTGGAATCTGTGACGGCCCAGACCAGGGAGACGGCGGCCGAGAGGTACGCGGCCAAGGTCGTCGAACTGTGCCCGCGCTTCTACGAAATCGACTCTGACCCTGCCTTTGCCCAATGGGTAGAGGAAATTGACCCTCTAAGCGGGATTTCGAGGAAGGCGCTTTTGCTAGAGGCTCATCAAGCGATGGACGCAGACAGGGTTGCCGGGATTTACAACGAATATGCCAGGCAATCCGGGATGATGACAAAGGAAAGGGGCAGTACGCCTTCCGCGGCGAAGAGGTCTTACCGCCCTCCGGACGTCCAGGCGCAAGCGATCCCTGATGCTTCGGGTTCCAGTAGCCCATCAGACAGCGAAGGCAAGCGACTTTGGACGAGGGAGATGATCCGCAAGTTCTATGCAGACATGGCGAAGGGGCGTTACACCGCGGAGCGTGCAGCCGCTATCGAGAAGGACTTGCACGCCGCCGTCAGGGAGGGGCGCGTTGTTGGCTAGGCCACGTTCGCGCTTTTCTCGCCCTGAGGGGGCGGCGTGAGATAAGGAAAGGAGCAAGCGATGCCGTTCCCTGTTAATACTGGAGTACCGAGCTATTCGGGTGGGTACATTCCCGAGATTTGGTCCGGGAAGCTGTTGGAGAAGTTTTATCGAGCCACCGTATTTTCCGAGATCGCCAACACGGACTACGAAGGCGAGATCAAAAAGTTCGGTGACAAGGTAAACATCCGCACCGTCCCGGATGTCACCATCAACGATTACGTCAAGGGTCAGAACCTCACCTACGAGTGGCTGACCCCTGGCGAAGTTGAACTGCTGATCGACAAAGGCAAGTACTACGGCGTTAAGATCAGCGACGTTGACAAGAAGCAGAGCGATCTCGACTTCGTCAACAAGTGGGCCGAGGACGCTTCCGAGCAGATGCGGAACGCCATTGATTCGGCCATTCTCGCCGACATCTACGCCGACGCC